CCATTTTTTCCTCGCTCTTTGCCCCAGACTCAGCTTGGGGTGTAGGTTTGCCTGGATGGGTGTACGGAGACTCAGCAGGTTTAATTAGCTGAGGGATCGTCATCCCAATTGCTCGGATCTTCTGACGGGTTACATCCACTTCTGCTTGCTGAGCGCCAGCCTCTAGCTGTAGAGCCAGAGCCTCATCGATCTCTTCTTCAGTCGTGAACTTATCCCTGAGGACATTGTACTGGGGTGTGCTAAGAGAGACTACACAGTTGTCGGGATCATCACCCTTGTACAGGTAGGCTTCTCCTTGCTTCTTACCCCAGTGTTCCTGCCCCCTCTTGAGGATATACTGTCCCATGGGAACCTCCACTTCTCCACCAGCTGGTTACGTGTAGTGGATGATTCCGGACTGGGCCTCGATCGAGCTCTTGACGCGAGGAACCATGATCGCCATGACCTTGAAGTACTGGACCATGCCGCCCATTTCTTCCCACTGCACAACAGTCGGGGCGAAGCCGTTGACGATATCCACCACGTCAGAGGTCATCTGGATGGCGAACACCGTATCAGCATTCGGGACGTAGTACGACTCTTTGACTCCAGCAACGCCAGGAATCTCCAACATACGCTGCAGGATCGTCTTGTCGGACTCTGCCTTGTAGTCAGCGCCGAGGTTGGACATGGCCGAGTAGTGCACGTAGAACTCAAACGGGCCGTGCATTTCTTTGGCCTTAGCAGCACCAATCATGGCAATCACATCGCCGATGACCTGAGCACCAGTGGAGGTAGCCCACGAAGTAGTCGTAGAACCAGTGATACGGTTCGGCGCAGTAGCGTAGCCGTAGATCTGGTTGTTGGTGCCGAGGGAAGTATCCCCAAGGAAGAGCATGGCCTCAATACGCTCAGAGACCTTGCGAGCGCAGATAGCAGCCTGAGTAGTATCAAGCGGCATCCCATCGTTGCGGGAAGCTTCGAGCTTCCGGATATTGATCCAGAAATCCTTGTGGACGATCGGAACGGGCATCGACACCAGATCGAAGCCGAGCGTGTCGTTACGCCCTTCAGTGACACCTGCCATATTCAGTTCGGCGGGGCCCATATCACCGATGCGTTCCCACTCAATCTTCGTCACGCCCATAGCGTTCGGAAGGTTGTAGGTCAGTCCACGGGACATCAGATCCCCGATGCCGATAAGACGGTGGCGAGAGATCTCCAGGACCGTGTTGTCGAAGTTTGTCCAGGCATCCTTACGAAGGAAATCCTGAGTACGCAGGCATTCAATATTGAAGCCGTTCTGCAACAACCTCATACCTGCAGTGCTGCTGCGAAGTGCTGCACCATTGCTGGTGAAGACCTGCGCGGGAGCATTTGCGTTAAAGACTGGTTCCATTTCGGTACTCCTCGAACGTGGCTAGCGCCTGTCTAGGCCAGCGCAGGTCTGTTAAAGTGCTTCGACGATAATACGTGCAGGAACACCCCCACCCGAATTATCGACAGATTCGAGAGCGACTGCCTTCACAGTACCAGTGGTCGCCTTACGGAGATAGCCACCATTGAACTCCAGCATATCACCCTTCACGATAGCCACGGCAGCAGCTGCTACCAGAGCGTACCATTCGGAGCCCGGACGGACAGAACCATAGTACAGCCTGTCGTTAGCTGCATACGGCGTATCCACCGTCGCACCATTCTTGAGCTCCTGCTCAAACGCGACGTTGAGCGTGCGGTCGATAGGCGCTGCACCAGCAGCAGGCCCCGCAGTAAAGGTGCCAGCAGTACCGAGCACGACAGTCATGCCGGGAGTGATTGCACCAGCGGCGATCCCTTCCTTGCGGATTGGACGGCCCTTCAGAAAGATCGTACGTTCAGCCATTTTGATCTCCTATATCTGAACGAAGCCACTATTTCGCCGTGCTACTTACGCAGTACCGCTTGCGTGGTTCTTGGGGTTCCAGTTGATCGTGGGAACCGGGACAGTCTCGCCCTTCCCTTCTTCGCCGCCTGCTTGGAAGCGGGTATTCGTGGGCTGGGAAACGCCAGCATACGTACCAGGAAGGAGAGCGACCATGTTCTCGAGGATCTCCACCGACTGTGCCTTCAGATAGCCCTCGGTGAACTTGTTCTGCTTGGCATCGGTGAGAGTCTTGATGAGGTTGGTCTTCTTCTTCTCTTGCGCGGCGAGAGCCGATGTGACATTCTCGCGCATTTCAGGGGGGAGCGACGAGAGATACTGCTCCATCGTCAATACCTTCGGGGCCTCAGGAGCCGTAACAGGTACGGTCACGCTCTGGGGCTGAGTCACCGGAGGCTTAGCTGCTTCAGTCGTAGCGGCAGCGGTCTGAGCCTTCGAATCAGCAGAGGCAGCCGCCTGTTGTTCATTTGCCATGTTAGTCTCCTGGGTTGTAGTCTCTTTCACTTCACTTGCACTAGCGGTTGCCCCCTGTGGGACAATCTTTGTCTGGAGCAGGACTTCCTGTGGATCTCCGACAAACTCGACAGCGGTATCGCTAACGTTGATACCGAGCTGATATGTTTTGAAGGTGTAGTTCTCCATGTCGAGATCCTCATAGATCGCGACGTCCTGGGTGTAGCCTAGCAGGTACACGTAGCCACTATTGGGACGGGCATTCAACGCACGGGAGATCATCGCGCGGATGTCTTTGTCCATCAAGGTGGTGTTGATAGTGTTGACGACCAGCCCGACAAGAGTCTCGTTGAGAACTCGCTGAGCTTGATGAGCCTCTACAGCCTTATCGGCGGGCGATTGCGTGAACGGCTTAAGGAGGGAATCGAGCATCTTCTTGAGACCTCCTTGCGTCACGGGCTTGTTGTCCTCAGGGTCCACATGATCTGCCTGAGCGTGGTTTCCACCGCAAGAGCACTGTGCTGTTGGTTTGGGAATGTTTGTGTATTGGGGAATGGGAACAGTCTGGGTGCCTGTCAGCCTGAGCTCTGGCATCTTGAGATCTCCTGATTGGTTGGCGAGGATAGCCTGGTTAGCCTGGTTGAGACGAGGTATGCCGCAACCATCTGCTACGGAGCAAGCACCAATAGCCCCTTCTGTGAGAACAGCAAGATGATCAGGTCTGACATTACGCCAGATACCTCCGTACTCTTGGCCATTGAACTGCCCCTTCACCTTCTCTACATCAGTAAAGAAGCCGACAGAGACCTCGACATCCTCTTCAGCTTGCACGCGATTGAACGTAGTGGAGAAGTCACCGCCAGCTTCAGTGACACGATCCTTATCGATCCACGCTTCCAGTTTCAGCTTGTCATCAATGACTTGGGGATTCATTGTGACTCCGAACTGATACTTGTTCAGGATGTCAGGGGTATTTGCTGAAACGAACGTGTCCCCTACCTTAGGGTGGTTGAGCACCAGAGGGCGATTAGCCCACATAATGGTATTACCTCCGAATTCGCTGGTCAACCCTAGCTCGGGATCAGACTGACCAGCCCCGAAGCGGACTCCTTGAACCATCGCTACACAAGGGACGACATGATAGTTCTTCCCGAGCAGAGTCTCCTCCCGGGAATTACCTTTGTCGAATTGTATCCTTAGAGAACGTTGCGTGGGCACAATTTGTGGTCCCTGCTCATTTTCTATTATAAGACATACTAAAGGAAGAATCAACAGGAATTTTAGGCCAAGTGGGGACCTAACGCACCTGTCAGGTAGCTCAAGCTGAGTCTTTCCGTTTGACAGTGATCCTTACGAAGTTGTCTTGGACGTCACAGTTACGGCGGACTACTGTGTAAGTGGACTCCCCCCAAGTGACGTCATCTCCTGTGATAGGGGGGTTGTACATAAGGTACTCTCCGAGATCGCCAGACTTGCCTTCCTCGAAGAAGACTACCTTTGATGCTCCATTGCTCATGACATTCTCTCCATTGACATAGATTGCGACATAGCGGGTCTTGATGACGCTGATCGGCAAGCTAATCTTCGACGTTGATACGGACGAGTACAGGGATCCCTCCTACGTCAAAGTCCCACGCGATCTTCTTGACTGTGTACATCTTCCCATCCATGACTACTGTATGGCCGATGTCTGGGTGTGAATTGATGTTGATGGATTTTAAGAACCCGGCATCTGTGTAGAAGTCCGTTGGGACCGAGGTTACTGTCTCACTCATGGTGGCTCCTGTTCTATCCTATTGAATCGGGATATACTCTGGGAAGATCGGGGTATCTCCTCCTGGAAAGCTCGGGCTCTTCTTGCTCCGGTCGCGAGCATAGGCGATCACTTCGCCGAGAATATTGCAAAGAGCAACGGACTGATTAGCATCTGGCTCATTTGGTGTTTCGATAGAAATTACCCAGCGATCTTGCCCACTATAAGCAAATGGCCTGGAGACACGATAGTCTTCGTGGCCGCCGCTTACGCTAGCGATCCGCATGAAGCAGTCAGTCGCTGGGATCGAATGCTCGCTATAGGTCGAAAAGAAGATACTGGCGAACTTGTTATCGGTCGCCAGCCTATATGCGAGATAACCTGGGATGGCAACAGCCACAAGCGCGAGGATCACTCCTACGTTACGGAATGACATCTCCTTTAGATGTTTGAACCATTCAACCATCTATTTTGTAAAAATTCCCTTCAAGGCCAAGTGACACGGATCCCCCGGCGGCCGGGAAACAGCAGTGGAACCGATGGCAGCCCCATCACTGTGTGCTCCGAAGAGAGGTGCCTTGTCATATCCTGAGGATCCTCTGTTGAGTGATCTGGATCCTCCGAGTGGAAGGAGGTGTCGGATTTGTTCGAGGAGTAGTCCCGGGTGTTGCGCTATCTGACGTTGGCTTCCCTCCGATATCTTCTCCTGAATTGAATGTAACAGGAGGTTTGTCCAGACCGATGAATTTCCTTGCTTCGTCGATTGTGACAAGATCTCCGAGATCAAGTGGCTCAACTGCAGGTGTGCCTGGCGTGACTTTGCCTGTCTCTGGATCAGTGAAATCAGCAGTTCCTGGTTCTCCTCTCTTGAGGTTCTCCATGGTCTCAATTGCCTTCGCAAAGTTCGTTGCCGAGCGTGCATGCTGTGCGGAAGTCTGCGCATTCTCCAACGGAGACATCTTAAACGCGGATGGCCAGTCAATTGTAACCTCCAAGCCGGATTCATTAGGCAAGTAACCTGCCATTACCAGTTTCTTGATGATTGGGAAGAGCACGTGTGGGTTACCCCAAGAGGCTCTTCGCTCATCTACACGATCTGCCCAGTTAGCACGATCTTGTTCGGATGCTAATTGCCCGGCCTCTGCGCCAACCAGAATTCTCTTGGGGATACCAGTAGCACCGCCAATTACGGCGATTAACATGTTAAATACACCAGTAGGGTCAGGAGTATCGCTACCAAGAGAATTAACCTTACCGCCACGAGTACGTATGAACCTACGGAGCTGGTGTTGGTATTCCTCCACTTCAGCTGTAAGGTTGGCTTCATCTTGGGCATCCATTTCCATTTCTTTGTCGATGTCGATGTGGATGCCTCTGTTAGCTGTAAGCCAGTAAGTCTCCGCGCTACCACCTGTCACCTTCAGCAAGTCATCTAGCGTGTTGTATACCCTCTCGAGTCTGGGGGACCCATAGACCATGTTCTCCAGGCAGTTCTCTGCAATGTGGACTATGCGGCTTGCGTGGACATCGAAAGAGGACTTATCATTGCCTCCTTGCTTACCAGCGTCGCCAAATCCTATTACATACTCCTGCATAGGCTGAATCGTGTAGACTTCGGGCTTGTTGAAGTTCTCGTCACGTGGGTCGGTATTGTACCGCTTGATTTTCACGGTACGTTCGGAGTACGGCTGTAGGTAGAGTATCTTCTCCGCCTTTTGCGTGATCGCACGGGTGTTCACAGGGGACTCCAAGTTCCCAGAGTCATTGAAGCCCAGGAGTAGACAGGAGAACCTCCCGATACCAGCAAGCTTGTCTACTTTCTCAATTGCAGCCCACAAGTTGTACCTGGCGATCAGATCATCGAACAGGAAGTTCCAGTTCTCACTGGTGGATGTGACTAGAGGAGGATTCGTCCATAAGGCCGCTGCAGGTGCGTCCACAACGCGGCTAGCAACATCCTGACGGAGGTACTTGAAATACTTCTGATCGTACGTAGGGTTGTACGTATACCCGAATACGTCATAGAGGTTCCTCTTACCTTGGAACATGTTCTGCATGGCGAAGTTAAGCCGCCTGAACATGCCATACCCGATCTCCAGAGCTCGCATCTTCGCAGACGGGCTCGGCCCATTCACTTGCGACCCCATACTACACCTACCTTCTTAGGAGGGACGAGCCCTCCACGGTTATCATTGGCGATCCCAATAGCATCTGCCATCCTGAACACTTTGCCATTCGGGAGCCTAATGAACTCACTGTCTGGATTACCGTTGATGCTATTCTGTTGGAGTACGATGTTATGACCAGGATCCTTACGATCACGACCCCAGGATGCACGCAGGAGACGTTGACCAGTTAGCTTAGTATAGCCTGCTGAGGCAGTATCTACTTGATCATCGTGCTCGCCACTTGGGAACTCGTCATACTCCGCAGCCCAGTCTTCATTCCACTTCGCACGCACAAGGAAGACCCTACCAGCCTCCACAGCGGCAAGGAACGGCTGGGCACGTATGAGCTTCTTATCATTTGCAGGTACTTCGTCGACTTTGTAGCCCTTCAGGAGATTGTTGGCGTAAGCGCTGATAAGGAGCTTCCCGCTGGAGCCCGGCTCACGCTCGATGTATATAGGGATCTGCGGCCCGTCCTTTAAGGCAGTGTCCGCAACTAGTGTTTCTACCTTTAAGGGACCAATTTGAGCACGCTCAACATCCAGGATGATCGTCATATCCCGTGTTTTGCTGTAGGCCATGAGGGTACCGACGATATAATCGCCACCATCCTCTGTACAAGCTAGATCCCAGATCCTAGCAAGCTCGAACCCCTGGAGGTCGGGAACAATGGGGAGATACTTCAGCCAATCTTTGTTGGTAAGTTTGCCCGCATCATTTTCTGGTCTCTGCTGATATAGCGCGTTAAAGAAGAACGACCCTAGCGTCTTCTTGCGGTCGAGGAGCTCTTCGAGGGGATATCGCTCTTCGAATAGCGGCGTCCCGATTGGACGACCAAGAATGTCACCTTCTTCGGCGATGGCTGGGATGACGATGTTGGTCCACTTCTCGGGCTCATGCTTGAGAATACGTCCAATAAGATCGTCGTGATTCCAGCGAGTAGCAACAATGATGACGGTGGCGTTGGGCTCAAGACGAGTATAAGCAGTAGTAACAAACCAATCCCAGATATAATCCCGATGAAGTTGCGACAAGCTCTCTTTGATTTCCTTGATGTAGTCGTCGATGATGAGGACATCTGCGCCTCTACCTGTAATAGGGCCACCTAAGCCCACTGAATACATCGCCCCGCCTTGGTTGGTCAGCCAGTTGTTAACTCGCTCTGCATCCTGACGGATCCGCAAGTTGAGGTGTTGTTCGTTGATTTTAATCAGGTCTCGAACTTGCCGTCCAAAATCGGAGGACAGGTCACCGCCATACGAGCAGAGGATAACGTTCTTGCGACCGTAGTTCTCCAACGTCCATATGGGGACATTCTTCGTAATGAGCTCTGATTTGCCGTGGCGAGGAGGAAGGGAGATGATTATCCTACCACCTCCCTTAGCTATGGCATGAGCTACTATGGCAGAAATGTACATGAGGTGACGAGCAGGAATAATTCTGGGGTTCAACCTCATAGCCAAGGTCATAGGCGTGAGCTTGTAGTTCGAGAGCATCTTCTCGAGCTGGACTTCCTCTGCTTTGGTGAGGCGCTCCGGAGGGGCTGATGACGGAGTCGAGGAGCCCTCTATCGTGATATTATGCGTCACTTGCGCGCCTCGCTACGCTCACCATTCGCCGTTGGCGGTTCTGCTGCCCCGGAGGCTTCATCGGTGCTCTGTTTGCTCTTACCTACGTCGACTTCTATGATCTCATTGTTGCCCCAGATGGGTAGCATCTTAGTTGGGTTGTTGAGCTTGATCATGAGCTCTTGGATCCTCGATAGATCGTCGGGGTTGCGTAAGAGCCC